TAAAAAAATAATAGACACTGCAGATATACCTGAAGAAACTAAAGGAATTTATCAAGATATATTAAATACTCCTATTGTAGGAAACGTAGCAGATGTTATATTTGGTGAAGAGTTTGGTGATTCTGTTTTTGATTATATAGCTCTTATTCCTGTAGGAGGAGTAGCTGTTACTGGTACTAAAACAGCTATAGGGAAAACTGCTGGTGTTATTGCACCTAAAATAGGTAATCAAATTTTAAAACATCCTTCAATGGCTAAGTTTATTGCTAAAGCTACAAAGTATGCAGACCCTACTAAAAAAATGAGAGGTAAAGAAGCTTTTATAAAAAATTTAAACCCTGTAGAAAAAGCAGTATTTAGAAGTATGAATGCTAAAGGTAATATTGATACAATGTTATTTATGAAAAGACTAGTAACTATACCCGGAGTTTACGTACAGAAATCAGGTTTGCTTCCGGGTTTTGGAAGTAGGTTTGGAAAATTAACTTACGGAGGTATTGGGGCTTATACAATATACTCCTCATATATAGATAAACAAGAACCAACACAAGATTAACTATGACAATATACAATGTTAATACTTCTCCTAAGTTAAAAAGAGGTTATACTTTAGATGACCTTGAAGGTAATGAAGAGTTTCAAGATATATCAGAAAGATTTTTATCATCACTAGGCGAACAGTCTGATGATGTATTTGAATACTTAAGAGATTCTGATTTTAATTTATTCCAAGGTATGCAACGTGCTATGGATAGTGGTAACTTTTCTCAACAACAAAAAGAAGATTATAAATATTTACGTTCTACTTTTGATAGAGCAGACATGGGTAGTCTTAAACAGTACGTAGAGCTTTTTAAAGATGCTACTGTTGATATAGCTACAGACCCCACTGCAATTGCAGCTATGTTATTAACTCCTGTAACTGGAGGAACTTCTTTTACTGCAAGACAGGCAGTAGCTACAGGAGCTAATAAAGGATTAAAAAATATTGCTTTAAGTAAACAAGGACTTACTCCTGCACAATCAATAGGTTTTACTTCTGCAGAGGTAGGAGCATGGACAGGTTTAGATAATCATTTTAGACAACAGACAGAAGTAAATACTAATATGCGTAAGCTTTATTCTAATCCAGAGTTAGCAGGAAGTGCAGCTATAGGAGCTTTAACAGGTGGTGTGCTTGGTGGGTTAGCTAGAAAAAATGAGATTTTTGAAGATAGACTACAAAAACTTTACAGTGAAGATGGTTATAGAAAAGAAGCAGGTAGCGATTTAGTATATAAATTAAGAAAGAAAAAAGATGCATTACTAGCTAAAACATTAGCAAGTCCTGCGTGGATTTTAAAAACAGATGCAGAGTTTGCACCTACTGCTAGATTGCTTGGTCAAAAATTTACTTCAGAGTTTAACAAAAATTTAATTACTCAGTCTAAAACAAAACTAGGTTATTCGTATGCTGAAGATTTACAATTTAGAAGAGGTAATTATAAAGCAGGATATGAAGCTGCTATTGAACCTTTATATAAAACAGGTCGTATTTCTCCAGAAGCAGGAGAAGAAGTTATAACAATCCTTAGAGGTGGTACTGTTCCCGGAGCTTCTAAAGCAGTTAAAGATACTGCTAATAATTTAAGATTATATTATGATAGTGTAAGAAAAGATGCTAATGAAATAGGTTTAAATGTAGGTGAAGTTGAAAATTATTTCCCTCGTAGTTGGGATAGAGAAGCTATAGAAGCTAATACACCTGTGTTTAAAAAGTTATTAGTTGATAATAAGATTGTTCCAGAAGAAGAAGTTGATGATGTTATTAGAGGAATGCTTAATAAACAAAATGAACTCTACAGTTCTCATTCAGCTTTATTAACTCAAGCTCGTAAGTTTGAAAATTTAGATGACAATATATTTAAAGAGTTTTTATCCAACGACCTACACACAGTATCTACTAATTATTTTATGAATGCTGCTAGAACTATAGAGCATAAAAAACATTTCTTAAGTAAAGGTTCAGATGTTAAAATAGGTGGTAAAACAGAGGCTGGTAATTTATTATATTTTAAACAATCTAATGAGCAACAATTTATTAATAGGTTTATTAAACCTATGGAAGAAGAACTTGCAGAGTTTGGTAAAACTTTAAATAGAAAAGATAAACAAAATCTTATAGATGTTTATAAATCTGTTACAGGACAAGTAGACTATTTTACTAGTGAAGCTGCACAAGCTTTATATGATGGAACTAAATTAGCAAACGCTATGGCTTATTTACCTTTAGCTACAGTATCTTCTTTGTCTGAAGCATTCATTACGTTAGGTAAAGCTCCTGTATCTTCTGCAGTCAGAGGAATGCAAGAAGGTATAGAAAACGGAGGTAGAATACTTACTACTGAAATGGGTCAAATGTTAAAAGAAAAACATAACCTAAGTGATATAGAAATTACAAAAGAAATGAATAGTGTTTTCTTAGCAGTAGACGAAGCCATGGCAGATTTAACAAATCGTTTATCTGGTGAAGGCTTACAAAATGAAACACTAAAGAAAGTAGCTAGAGGTTTCTACAGATTTAATTTACTTATACCTTGGACTAAAACAGTTCAGTTAGCTGCTTTTTCTACAGGCAAAGATTTAATACAAACTAATTTAAAACAACTTGCAAATCCTAAAGGACTTAGCTCTGCTAAGATAACAAGACTTAAAGGCGAGTTAAATGATTTGGGTGTAGATATTGAAAAAGGTTTAGAATGGAATAAATCATTTGGAGACAATATAAATAAAGCTGCTAGAGAAAGTGAGTTTTATAAGAATGATATTATCAGAGGAGCAGGAAGATTTACAAACGGAGTTATACTTCAAACAGGTAGAGAATTTGCTACTGTTCCTTTATACATGACTAATCCTAAAGTAGATATATTTACACAGTTTTTACGATATCCTACAGTGTTTGGTAATACTGTACTAAGAAATTTTGCAAAAGACACACTAACCGATACAACTGCTAATGCTCCTAAACTAGCAGCTTTTGTTTTAATGTCTACTAATGTTGCTAAAGCTACAAACTATTGGAGAGCAACTCCAGAGCAACGAGAAAAAATGACAGAAGAAAAAGATTGGAGAGATACTCTAAAAGCTTATCAACGTGTAGGATTACTTGGTCCTACTGAATATCTCTTAAGAGGTTTTGAAGGAATGGCTTACGGACAAAATCCATTAGTTGCTGGAGTAGGAACTGGTGGTCCTGTTTTAAATGATTTAATAGGACTTACTTTGTATGATAGAGGTTTCTTTGAAACAATAGCTCGTAAAGCTCCTCTAAGAGGAACTCAGAATATTATTGACAGAAATGTAGGAGATATAATGGAAGAGTATACTGGCTTTAGAGAGCCTTATACTCCTTTAGAAGAAATAGCTAAAAATATAGATAAGACTATAGGAGCAGGATTTCAGAGTACTGCAGATATAGTTACTGGTATTAAAAAAGATACAGGTATAATTAAACCTTTAGACCTACAACAAAGAAAACCATTTATGATTGGAGGTAAGGTAGTCAAAGGATTAGGAACAAAATTAAAACCTATTTATTCTAGAGTAGATGATGAAATGGGTGGTGGTCCTCAGACTGTAAGAGATACATTAACAGAAGAAGAAACTACAGAATATGACAAGCAAGTTCAAGAACTAATGCAATCTTTTTACATGGATGATTATGGTAATTATTCTCCTACTTTAAAAGTTTTAACAGAAGAACAGACTGCTCAAGAAATGTCAGGACCTAAATTAGCTAAGTGGTTAAAGCAACAAAGAAGTGCAAAAGGTATTAAACAAAAAGAATTAGATTACTTAGAAGTAGAAGAATATATTAAAAATTATCCTTATGAAAAAGGAATGGAAGTAGCAGAAGGATTATCAGATAGAAAATTAAGTATTGTTCCTTTTGTAAGAAGTGAATCAGGACTTAAAAGTGATTTGTTATTTGATGAAAAATCTTTATCTTATGAAGAAGCACGTAACTTTCTTACTAAAAAAATAAAAAAAGAAGATACTCAATATTATAGAAATACAAAATTTTTAACAGGGTTTGGAAAAGAATTTAGAATATTTGATGAGACATATGAAAAGCATCAAAACATAACTTTACCTTTACGTAAAAAAGATTATGAAGAAGAATTACCTTATGAAATTATAACAGCAGATTTATCTAATGTTAAAGCAGCGTTTGGATATATTAATCCACCTGTAAATGATTTAAAAATATTTGCTTACGGTAATTCAGACATAGGATATAAAATGTTTTCTGATGATATTAATCAAACTAGAATTTTAGAATTTGAAAGACAAAATGATTTAGCTTATAATAGTACGGAAGCTAAAATTAAAATGCAGCAATTACTTCAACAAGAAGATGTATTAGGAGACTTTGGAGCAGACTACGAACCTATACTTAAACATATAATTGATATGAATTCACCGGGAGGTACTAATTATAGAAATTTTATATATAATCAAAGTGGTCCTAAAGTTGAAGAACTTTCTGTTTATAAAATGAAGGAAATGCATTTTACTTCTGGTGATGAGTTAACTCAGTTTGGACATGCTGTTACTAAAGATAGAAAATTAAAAAGTAATTCAAATAATTTAAACACTAATAGTTTACACATAGAAGAACTGCAGTCTGATTACTTATCTAATCTTTATGACTACGGAGTAAAAAATAAAATTAATAAAGAAATAGCTGATAAAATAGAGGATGTATCTACACCTATTAATGAAAGTTTAAAAAATAAATCAAATCTTCTTTTTTATACCTTAACTAAATTAAGAGAAAGTAGAAGACTTCCTGTGCCTACAGGTAGAGGTAATGCTTTTACAAGAGAAAAAGAATATAACGATTTTAGACAAAATTCATATACTAAAAAAGAAATAACAATATTAAAAAAATTTATAAAAGAATGGAATGAATTAAGTAACACAAATATAGAATCTTTATACGAACTTAGTAAACAAAGAATAGGTAGTAGTAAAAAAATTACTTCAGAGCTTGACGAAACTTTACAAGATTATCCAATTCTTTTTAAGTCTAAACATAGTAAAGTTTCAACAGAGGAAGACAATGATGTACTAAGAACAATAAACAAAATGAGAGAAGAAAGAAACCTTCCTCCTGTAGATACTATAAAAGGTTATTATGATGACTTAAGTATAAATGGAAAATTTGAAACAAATAAAAATTTAGAGTTACCTTCATTTTTTCACTTAAGACGATTAGCAAATAGTATGGAGTATGTAGTAGACNATATTAGAGAAATAACAGACAAGTATGGAAATCCAGAAAATCTTATTCCCGGAAACCCAATACAAGAAGATTGGTATAAAAGAATTATAGACAGGATATTATTACAAGCAGTAAAAGAAGATAAAGATTTTATATCGATAGCTCAATCACATATTGTAAATCAAAGATATGGTGGTCAAGGAGAAAGTACAAAAAAATATTTATATGATAAATTATTTCCAGCATACTTAAAAAAACTAGCTAAGAAATATAATACTAAAGTTGAGAAAAAAGCAATAGACCCTAAAGATATATCAGATGAACCTTTTGAATACTTGGATACTTTTAGTGGTGACATTTTAGATGTAGAAGCACCTTATAATAAAAAAGAATTATTCAATGTTAATGTTTTAAAAATTACTCCAGAGTTAAGAAAAAAAATATTGGGTGAAGGAGTTAAAACTTTTGCTATGGGTGGTTTAGTAGTAGGAGAAGACAATGTTCCTTTTACTAAAGAAGACCCTGCAGATAGAGTAGACCCTAATACAGGTAAACCTTACTCTGACCAAATGGATAGGCTGGGTTTTTCTGAAGGTAGTATTGTTACTACAGAACCAAGGGCTATTAAAAATAATAATCCTTTAAATATGTCACTAGGAAGTATTGATGAAAAATTTAATATGTTTGTTCCTTATGATGGCGTTGCAAAATATTCAGGAGTAGTAGGTATAGATAAAGAAAATTTAGGTGGTTTAAGAAAAGATGGTGTTACTAAACAACTAGAAACTTTTGCTAAATTTAAAGATGTTGAGTCAGGAGCAAGAGCAAACTTTATGAATTTAAATAAAAATTATAATGGTTTAACACTAGGAGAAATAGTACAAAAATTTTCTAGAACAGATAAAGATACCTATGCAGAAAACGCATCTAAGTTTTCAAATATACCTATAGATAAAATAATAGATTTTAAAAATGATAAAGAAACAGCTATAAAAGTTTTTAAAGGTATGCATAGATTAGAAGCTGGAAAGTATGATGAAAGAATAACTGATGAAATGTTAAGTGAAGCTTGGAAAAATTCTAAAATAAGTAGACTTGATTCAGAATATTCTAAAACTCAATGGAAATTAGATAAAGATAAAATTGCTAAAGAGTTAGGTAAATTAATAATAAATTAGTATGGGATTTCCTTTTGAAATAATAACTATGCTTGGCTCTACTGTACTCGGTGGAGTTATGAGTGTTTGGGCAGAGAGTCGTAAGGCTAAACAAGACCAGCAAAAACTTCTTATAACACGTGGCGAGTTTGAAATGAAAGCTCGTAAAGCTGCAAGAGATGTTAAAGATAAAGGATTCCAGTGGACAAGAAGAATCATAGCACTGACATCAGTGTTTGCTATAGTGGTGTTACCTAAACTTGTAGCTGTTTATTATCCTACTGTAGATGTTACTGTAGGTTATACAAATTTCCAGCCGGGATTCTTGTTTTTTAAGGAAGGTAGAGATGTCTTTGAATGGATAACTTTTCAAGGCTTGGTAATAACACAATTAGATACCAACCTAGTATCAGCTATTATAGGCATGTACTTTGGTGGTAGTTTAGTTAAGAAGTAATATGAACGATTGGATTCAAGCTATAGAGACCATAGGTATACCGGCAGCAGGTGCAGCAGGATTAGGATATCTTGTATGGGTACTCTTTAAATCTTTGATAGCAGACATACATAAGAAGTTAGATACGCAACATGGTATGATAGTTGCATTAATAGATAGAATAAGACAGATGGATAACGACATGATTAGGATAGATGCCATGTGTCGGGCAGCAATGGGTTTGAAACCCGATATAGATAGGATAGCGAGAGCAGATGGAAAAAAAGACCAAAGGAAAGATTAAACTAATACCAACATTTAAAAGTAAAAAGAGTGAAAGGAACTGTATGTTCTGTATAACCTTTTGGACTATGCTAGTTATGTTTTGGTCTGTAGGAAGTATTGCAGATG